ATAAGTTGTCGGGGTCTGCCAACTCGCACGCTCTGGCGCTGCCTCAAGATCTTTGCGCGACGGGTTGCTCACGCTTGCCTCCCCTTGTCCTCAGCCCTGACAACGCCAGTTCCGCGGCCAGTAATGCGCGCTGTCTTTGCTGCGCTGCTGGCGGGCGATGGGTCGATCACGGGGCTTGTGCGGCTTTGGGTGGGGGTGGTCATGGGAAAGCGGGTCCAGGTGCGGGGCTTAGTCATAGTTTTCGCCCCAAGTGTTCGCTGATGGCGGCGCACACGTACTCGCGTGCAGCATCCCGTTGACCACACAAAATCAACGTGCCGATGCGGTTCATTTCGTCGCCGTCAAATGTGAAATCGCTACCCCCTGAAGATCGCGGCTCGCGCTCACCATTCAGGTGCCGCAGATAGCCATCGATCTCCTCACGCGAAAACTCGTCAAGAGAAATTTCCGCGCGCGTGCTGGCCGTGGGAACGCGGTAGTGCGTCCGAGCGAGTGTGTTGCGACTCATACAGAGACCTTTCCCGCCAGAAGCTGGCGCATGAGTTTGTTTTCTGCTTCAGCGGCGCGGGCGCGATCTTCGGCAAGATCAGCGCGGCGCTTGCGGCTCTGTTCCCTTGCGGCTGTAGGCCAGGGACTTGTGATCTGGACTTGTGGGCGTGGTGTCCGAGAAGGCATTTACGCGCCCGCCTTTTCATCGGCCAGCTCGGGCCAGATGGCTTGCCAGTCCTTGGGGCGCAGTTGCTTGCGCGTCACCTTGCCCTTGGTAGCCCTTTCGATGGCCGCGCAGTAGATCGGGTCAAGGACCGTTCCGCGCGCCCTCCAGTTGCTGACAACGGACTGGCCGACCTCAATGGCTAAAGCCAGTTTCGTGACACCGTCAAAGTGTTTGATAGCTCGGTCTAGTGGGGTCATTGCTGGATTTAAACACGAACGTGATTGTCAAGTCAACACGCCCGTGATTGTCGGCGCAAAAATAATCCGAAAGGTGGACTCCATCGCCTCACGCCTCATCAAAGCCCGGACAGACAAAGACCTGTCCCAGCAGGCGTTAGCCAACTTGGCGGGGGTGTCTCAAAGCACCATCGGCAACATCGAGGCTGGGCTTAGAAAATCGCGCGGGAGCCTGCCGCAGATCGCGGAAGCCTTGGGCGTCAGATTGAAGTGGCTTAGTGACGGCGAAATGCCGCAGCGCGATCAAGCCTCGATCTAGGGGTTTTCCCTACGTTCGACTCAACTAATCACATTTGTGTTGACAGGTTCAAACACGTTTGTGATACTCACTCTCACGCCACCAAACACGGCGAACAAGGAGTGAGAGAGATGAGCAAGCACCAAACCCGCGAAGTCCGAATCTTCGGTCTGTACCGCGATGACCTGCGCGGCGAGCACTTCGCCATCGTGCGCTCGGGGACATGGGCAGAAGTCACCGCTTATCTGTCGGCCACTGTGCGCTATGTCGGCGCACGCAGCCTGTTTGTCGAAGGCGCGGACGGATCGCTTCGCCCTTTGATGGCGTGACCCCTCCCCGCCTGACCCCTGACCTAACCCGGAGAAAAACAAAGTGAGTGAACAAGCAAAACATACGCCGGGAGAGTGGACGGCGGAAATGTCGTCAAGTGGCGGATTTTCTATTCAGTCGCAAACAGGCGGTGAACACGGCGGACTGCTTGTCATCGCATCGCGCAATGAGCATCGCAACGTGACCGCGATGCACGCCAATGCCCGCCTCATCGCCGCCGCGCCCGACCTGCTGGCGGCGCTGCAAGAGCTTGTCGCAGAAGCCGTTGAGGTGTGGGAATACGCCGAAGACTACGCGCACATCGAGCGCGCCCGCGCCGTCATCGCAAAAGCTCTCGCCATCCCCGCCTGACCCCTGACCTAACCCGGAGAAAAACATGAGCGCCAGAGCGGAGAACCGCTACAAGGTCTTCGCAGCCAACAAGGCCAGCGAGGGCCAGCCCTCCATCAACGAGATGTTCCTGCGCGATCTGAACGCGCTGCCTAAGCGCACGAATGCTCAGCGCCCATTTGGGGACATTCACTTTGTCTCTTCGCATGGCGGCTGGTTCGCCGAGTGCCCTACCACGGGCTTTGGCTACTTCTATCGCACGTTGCGCGAGGCCGTTACCGCATGGCGTGTGGCCGTCTTTCTGGACAACAACATTTTGGTCGGTCAGTCCGCCTGATCCCTCCCTTCCAGCCCGCCCAAATTTATTAGGAGCAAAACACATGGGACTGAATTGCAAACCGGGCGATCTTGCCGTGATCGTGAAAGCGTCGCAATGGCAAGGCTGGATTGTCGAAGTTGTGTCCGCTGTGCCGGGCGGAAGTTTCGTCGCGCCGGATGGTACGCCGTTCACCGACCGCTACGGCGGCGATTGGCTGATCAAGGCTCCGCGCCCGGTCGGCAAGCGCCCATTCACCAAAACGTGCTTTGCAATCTCGCCAGACAGCGCCCTTCGCCCCATCCGTCCCGGCGACCTCACCCAAGAGGAAGTAGACGCGCTCTACAAGCCTGAAGTCATCAAGCAACGCGACCCGGAGGCTGCATGACCCCCTCTCCCCTAGCTGGCCGTCACGCAATGTCTGGCACCTTTGCCAGCATCGATGCGAGATTCGATGAACAGATGCGCGCAGTTGTTTGCAGCGTGATCGAGCGCAATAAAGACGGCGATGCTCTTGCTGCTGCTAACAGGGCGGATGAGCGTAGGGCAGGACTGGACTCTAGCCCGAGGGGTACGCCATGAGCGAAATCAAACACACACTCGGACCGTGGACGCTTGAGACTGTTCGCACATCAGTCGGCGTCTGTTTCAAGGTCGGCCCGTTTCCGTGGAAGCAGGGCAAGCTCAATCACGCCTGCATCTATGCCGACTATCCGAGCAGCGCAGAACACGCGGAGTGCCTTGCTAATGCGCTGCTGATCGCCGCCGCACCAGAGCTTCTCAGCGCCCTTCAATACATCAACGAAACACTATTCGAGGGCGAGGAATGGGAGTGCGATTTCGATGAAACCGAAAGCCTCTGCTGCGAACAGTGCGACGAACACGGCTGCATGAAGGCAAAAGCCGAAGCTGCGCGCGCCGCAATTCAAAAAGCGACAGGTTCCGCATGAAGCTCACCGCCCTAGCCCTATCCCTTGCCTGCGGTATTTGCAGCGCACAGGTAGGCAGCATTTCATCGATGACCGCAAATGGTCCGCTGGTCCTGTCCACCTTCGACTACACAGCAGGAGCGTTTTGTTCTGTGAAGTGGAATGGGCTGGAGTTCATCGACGCGAACGATCATGGACGTTGTTTCCAGTCTGCAATGTCTGTTGATTTTCTCGGTGAGGGATACAACCCGACCGAAGCGGGAAGTTCGCCGGATGGCAACCTGCCGCGCCCAAGCAGCAGCAAGGTGATGAACTACGTTATCGGCCCGTCAACGATGGCGAGCGAAACGCAGATGGCTTTCTACAGGGATGTGAACGGGGTGAAGCTGAGCAACTTCATCCACCGCAAGTATGTGCAAGTTGGTGTGCCTGGACGGCCCAATGTCGTGCGCTATGAGGTCCAGTTTGAGATTCCCGCAGGAGCAAAGCACTTCATTGCAACGCTCGGCTGGCTCACTGGATACCACACGCCCACGCTGAATCGTTATTACAAGATGAACCCGCTATCAGGGGGTTTGTCAGAACTGAGCGACGGCCCCGGTGAACAAGAGTGGCCGATTGTTTTCTCCAACGCATCCGGCACTCATGCAGTAGGTGTGATGGCGCTCAAGCCATTGGTGCGCGGTGGTTACGGGCGGTGGCGTCCTGAGGCCATGCGGTGCGCTCAGCAATGCACGAAATGGAACGTTGTCAGCCGCTACGAATTCCCCGCTGGGACGTATCGGATGGCGATGGTTTTGTCTTTTAACAACCTGTCCGGTGTTGTGCAGGACTTGATGGCTGAACAGTCTTTCAACCGCCCGTAAGGGCATTACTTAGGAGCTATGAAATGGACACCACGAAAAAGCACACCTTCATGTCGGCCTGCCGCGACTTCTTCGGCACCAAGGAAGGCCAGACCGCAATGGACTTCGGCAAGGAATTGAAGGAACTCAACGAGAAGGACCGCGCTGAAATCAAGGAGGGTTTGCAGTCGCTGGGCTACGAAATTCACGCTGCTCCTGGCGTGCCTGCGTAACCATCCTGAGTCGCTGCGAGTCAGCGGCTTGGAATGACTACAGCGGAGCCTCAGTAATGACCTGCCCCATCTGCAAACAACCCGATTGCCCTGGACCTTCTGTTTGCTGCGCTCCTGTGGTGCAAGCAGATGAAGAGGCGGCACCAATGGACAAAGACACGGAAAAGCTGATCCGGGATTTTCTGGACGGCGAAGACAAACCCGGCGCTCCAGCGTCTGAATGAATTAAACGAGAGGAATTGAAATGTCCGCTATCGAAGTGCTTATTTGTGTCGTCATCGCGGCAATCGTTCTGGTCTTCACGAATACGGCGGCGTATCGGATGGCCGAAGGCGACATAACAAAGTCGTGTGAAACGGTTGGCAAGTTCTACATCCAACGCGGCATTGAGACAAGGCTGTATTCCTGCGCGAAGGAAGGCAAATGACCCACCCTGACACCTCCCCCACCCAGGAAGTCCGCGAGCTGATGGGCTGGGTACTCATCGCGGTCATACGCCTTGTTGCGATATGCGTTATGGCCTTTTTTTCTGTGCTTTTGTGGACTGTTTATCAAGGAGTGATGTGATGGCGCCAAGATTGGAAAGCGGGCACTTGATGCTCGACCTGTACGAACTGCTTACCGCGCTGCCAACTGGGGATCGTGTCAGGATCGTTGACGCTCTGGCTTGTCAAGACGAAGTGATTAACGAGGTGATGAATCAGGTCATCGACGGCTGGACAACTGAAGGCAGTCACGCCGGGACAAGCTTCGGAGGAAACCCCGATGCGGTTTACGGCATCGACGGGGCGAGGATGCGTATTGCCAAGGCATCCAGCGAAATCGCCGCCACGGAAATCAGGCGACTGGCCGAAGAGTTGGAGCGCGTCAAAGCCCGCATGGACGAGGGCTGGAAGGCGTACCACGAACAGATCGGCCTGTCGCGGAAGTATGGGCAGTGAACCCCATCAACTGGAAAAGCGTAGTTCAACTTCGCCGCGCCTACAACGCATGGCTCCTTCGCAATATCGACCCTCTCTGCCCCGCCGACGAAATGATCAAGCTCGTTTTGAAGGCCAATGATTTAGGAGTCGCCAAGTGAGCGGCGCGCAGTTTCATCAAACCGTCCAGCAATGGGCCGAATTTTTCAACACAGACCACAAAGGAAAAACACATGAGCATCGCAGTCCTAATTCTCGGCAACAGCGGCAGCGGCAAGTCAACCAGCCTGCGCAACCTGGACCCGGCCAAGACGTTTTTGGTTCAGTGCATCAAGAAACCCCTGCCGTTCAAAGCGGACGGCTGGAAGCAGCGGATCACCCTCAAGTCGCCGGGCAACATCTTCCGCACCTCTGACCCCGTGGAGATTGAGCGACTGATGCGCCAGTCGCCACAAGAGGTTTTCGTGGTTGACGACTATCAGGCCGTCATGGTGAACGAGTTGATGACGCGCAGCAGCGAAACCGGCTACGGCAAATTCACCGATATCGGCAAGAACGCATGGAACATTTTCAACGCTGCGGGCGAAGTGGCAGAGCATCGCCGCGTCTACATCCTCGCCCACACGCAGACCGACGAATTGGGCCAGGTTCGCATGAAAACCGTGGGCAAGCTGGTTGACCAGCACATCGTGCCCGAAGGGTTTTTCACCATCGTGCTGCGCACGGACGTAATCAACGGCAATTACAGGTTTGCCACACAGACCAACGGGCAAGACTGCTGCAAGTCGCCCATCGGCATGTTCAACGACATGCACATCCCGAATGACCTTGCGGAAGTCGATAAGGCTATCTGCGAGTTCTACGGCCTTACGGCCACTGCCTAAACCTCAACACAGGAACCACCATGTACGCACTCGATCCCCAAGCCGCCCGCAAAGCCGATACCACAGGCGGGATGATTACCGAACTCGGCAAGTATCTCGGCACCTTCACGCAGGCTGTGGATATCACCGCCACTACCGGGACAAAGGGCATTGCCCTGCTGTTCCAGTCCGCAGCCGGCCAAAAGGCGCGGCTGTCGCTGTACACGCAAAAGGCCAATGGCGAACACATCATGGGCTTTCAGGCCCTGTCAGCCATCATGACCTGCATGGGCCTGCGCAATATCGCGCCCGTGGCCGGCACGTTCCTCAAGTGGAACAACGACACCAAGACCGATGACAAGGTGCAAGGGCAGATTTTCCCCGACCTGTGCGGCAAGCATATCGGCGTCCTGCTGGAAACCGAGGACTACGCCAAGCAGGACGGCAGCGTGGGGACGCGCATGGTCCTCAAGGGCGTCTATCAGGCCAACAGCGAACTTACGGCCAGCGAAATCCTGGACCGCAAGACGACGCCCGAGCAACTGTCCCGCATGGTCGCCACGTTGCGCCATCGCCCGATCCGCGCCGCCCGTGGGCAAGCGCCAGCCGCCCAACGCCCAGCATCTGGCGGCGGCAGCGGCTTTGAAAACATGGATGACGATATCCCATTCACTGACCCCATGAAGCGCCGCGCTTTCGTGCTGGCCTGCTGCTGATCATGGCAGGCCGTCCCATCACCAACAACAGCGCTCGCGCCCAGCAAAAGCGCGAGCACATGCGCCGGGTTCGCGCGAAGGCACGGCCTGGCCCATTCAACCCTCAACCGTTAGCAAGCGTGCTGGCGAACTGGAAAACGCAATGAACCTCTACCTCGATATCGAAACCATCCAGACCGACCGCGACGATGTGCGCCAATTCATCGCTGCCACTGTCACCCATCCCGGCAACATCAGCAAGGCCGAAACCATCGCCAAGTGGAACGAGGAATCGCGCCCTGCCGCCGTGGACGAGGCTGTGGCAAGGACGGGGCTGGACGGCTCTTTCGGGCGCGTCTGCGTGATCGGATGGGCAATCAATGATGGCGGCGTAGAAACGCTGTCCTGCGCGGATGATGAGGCATCGGTCCTCTCAGAGTTCGCCCGCATCATCAGCCAGTCCATTCCGGCGAACGAGCGCCACACCACTACGGTGATTGGCCACAACGTCAGCGGATTCGATCTGCGGTTCCTCACCCAGCGTTTCATCGTCAACGGCATCAAGCCGCCTATGGTGATCGCTCGCGCTGCGCAGGCCAAGCCTTGGGAGTCGGAAAAGGTGTTCGACACGATGGTCCAGTGGTCAGGTATTGGCGGCAAAGCCAGTCTCGACAAGCTGTGCCTCGCGCTTTCCCTGCCTTCACCCAAGGGCGAGATGGACGGGAGCATGGTCAACCAGTACGTCAAGGATGGGCGCATTGAAGAGGTCGCCCGGTACTGCGAGCGCGATGTTGAAGCAGCCCGCGCCGTTCACAAGCGCATGACGTTTGCCACTGTTCCGGCTGAACAGCTTGAAGACGTGCCCGCATGAGTTTTGCCGCCATCACCCCATGCAAGCCAGTACCACCGCTAGCAACAACGGGAACTCTTGCATTGGTGATGGCCGCAATCAATTTCTTCTTTAGGGAAACATAGATGCGCGACACGGCAATTTTCCTGTTCGACATATCCGGCAAGATGGCCTTGCCCTGGCTTGAGGCTGGCTATGAATGCTGGACGGTGGACATTCAGCACCCACCCGGCATCACCACGGAAGGCCGGCTGCACAAGGTCAATGCGGACCTGACCCGGCGCTTCCCCCTGCCGGTCCCCAAGGAGCGCATCGCCTTTGCCTTCGCCTTCCCGCCGTGCGACCACATGGCAGTCAGTGGTGCCCGCTGGTTCCAGGGTAAGGGCCTGCGCAAGCTGGAGACGAGCATTGCCATGTTCGCCACGGCTGCGGAGTTTTGCGAGGAAACCGAAGCGCCCTACGGCATCGAAAACCCGGTCAGCACGATTTCCACCTACTGGCGCAAGCCGGATCACATCTTCAGCCCGGACCAGTTCACCGGGTTTGAGCTGGGCGACAACTACACAAAAAAGACGTGCCTATGGACCGGGGGGGGGTTCGTGATGCCCGAGCCGTTCCGCGCCCCCGATCTGCCGCCGCCAGACGACCGTATCCACAAGTGCCCACCCGGCCCGGAGCGCCACAACATCCGCAGCGCAACGCCTCTCGGATTCTCCCGCGCCGTGTTTGCGGTGAACGGCAGGCCGCTGATCCTGGAAACAGCCTAACCCCACCCAAGGACAAATATGACCTCACCTGAAAAACTGGCTACACCGGACCCCGTGATCGAGTTGATCGAGAAGATCGCTGTTGAGTGGGACGGCTGCGAATACGACGCGCCGGGCGAATCTCTCGACATTGGCGATGCGATCCGCCGTAAAGGTTTTCCGCTCGCTCACGCCCTTCGCCTCGCTACTCAGCGTCAGGGGGAGGGCGAAACAGACTACGAGGCGCATCAAAAGAACGGCCTGGCTTGGGCAGTCGCGCAGTGGAATAACTGCGTGAAGAACCGCCCACTGGTGAACATACACCGCCGCTCATTTGATGACACATGGCGGCAGGTTATCCGCTACTTCGGCGGCGATCCTGATGAGCTGGTAGGCCCGAGCCACGATGCGCTGCTTGCCGCCTCCCCACAGCATCAGGTGAAGAAGGGAGAGCCATCATGATTCGCGCAAGACTTTCTGACGGCACATTCATCCTTGGCATCGACGCAGAGAACGTGCGCCGACTGCGAGAAGGCAAACCCATCGTGGTCAGTCTCGCCGAGCTTGGCGGGTCCGATGACGTTGTGATCATGTACGGCGAAACGCTCCAGCACATCGCCCGCGAACTGGAGGAATCTTCCGGCCAGCCGCTCCCGCCCGCAACCCCCATCGACACCGCAAGGAACACCCAATGAAACCCATCCTCTGCCTTGATTTTGACGGCGTGATTCACAGCTACAGCAGCGGATGGAAAGGCGCGGCAGTCATCCCCGATGCGCCAGTCAAAGACGCCCTGCAATTCATCATCATCGCGCTGGAGCGTTTCGAGGTTCACATTCTCTCGTCGCGCTCCCACCAGTGGGGCGGCAAGCGAGCCATGAAGCGGTGGCTGCGCAAACATCTGATCGAGGCGGCTGGCGACGATTTCTCCACGACTCCCGCATGGTGGCAGGACCGCATCGCCAAGACGGCCTTTGCCGATCCGTGGAAAGACGAGGTGAGCTACGCGGCAGATTGCGTCATCAAGGAAATCAAGTGGCCGTGGTTCAAGCCGCCAGCGACGGTGACGATTGATGACCGCGCCATCACCTTTACAGGTCAGTGGCCCGCACTGTCCGACCTTCGCGCGTTCAAGCCGTGGAACAAGAAAGGCCAGCCGCAATGACGGACCTCTTCTTTTTTGCATGCCTTGTCGTGTACGTGATTTTCTTCTATTTGGCGTTTCTGCAATGAGCCTACTCCAAGAGCGCATCAAGGAAAAGGTCGATCAGCACGGCAGTTACCGCGCGGCGGCGGCGGTGCTGGAGTTCGACCACACCTACCTGTTTCGCATCGCCAACGGCAGCAAGACAGACCCGGGCGACAAGCTCCTGCGCAAGCTGGGCCTGCGCCGTGTCGTCACCTACGTGGACAAGAAGGAACCCAAGCAATGACCTATCAGCCCCACCAATCAGAGGACGTAACCATGAAGCCTGTAGCGGGAATGAACATAGATGAAGCAGCCTTGAAGGCTGAGCGGGCCGTCCACAAGAACCATTTGCCAGACCTGCACTATGTGCTCAACGTGCTCGAAAAGGTCCGCGAGTTCATGCTGCCGAAACTGACGCCCGAGGATGCCGCACACGGCGAAATTGCCGCGTCAATCACCGGCATGAAGTACATCATCAGACGAACAAAAGAAGCGGATACGGTTGTGCCGGCTGAACAGGCGGAAGACTCGGCAATGCTGGACTGGCTGGAGCGCGAGCACTTCAGTTTGTCGGCCATCAAGGAGCCTTGCGGCGATGACCAGTTCGCTCTGTGGTGGCAGGTAACCCAAGGGCGCAAGTCGATCAGCGGCCACCCTCTCGCAAGCCCGCGTGAGGCCATCCGTGCCGCCATTGGTCGTAATAGGGAGGCGGGAGGATCATGAGCGTCACAGCAGAAACCGCGACCGTCTACCGTGCAGCGGGACGGCGATATGTCACGTTGCGCGGCGCTGTCTATGCGGCGGCTGTTGCCCGCATCAAAGCCAAGTATCCAAGCGAACAGGCTGAGTACGAAAACGGCATGCAGTATTACCCCGGATTCCACTGGAGCGAACTGCCGCGCAGCAAAGTTCTATTGCGCCGCGTGTGCCGCCTGATCAAAGCTGAATTCAAGAAAGCCACCCCATGAAAGACCTGACACTGCCCACCCCAGCCCTACTCCCGTGCCCGTTTTGCGGGCATGACAAGCCCTATTTCGAGCGCATGGGCACCGGCAGCGTGTCTTGCCAAGTGGCGTGCGGGAACTGCGGCGCGTGGCATGAAAGCTCAGACGAATATCTGCAATCAGGAAAGTCCTGGAACACCCGCGCAGCCCTATCCAGCCATCAGGCCGCAACTGACAAGGATTCCTTGACGGTTGCCCCTGTCGCGCTGGGTGCAATTGGCCCCGAAGGTCGCGCCCCTGAAATGCTGCAAGACTGCGACCGAGGGCTGAGCAAGTGGCTGTCCAACACGCCTGACGCTCGCCGCCATGCACGCGAAGCTGCTGTCGCGCTGGGTGGGGAGCCGCCATGCAACCCTCACCCCGACGCCCCCCACGGCTACAACCGCAACGCATCGCACAACGCAGGCCGCTATGTCTGCGATTGCGAAGGATGGGCGGCGCTGGGTGGGGAGAAGGGGGAGGCGGTAGCTGACGAAAAGTTGAACGAGTTGCTAGACGCCTATGCGGAAATCGCGCATCAGAACGGCGTCGAGTTTTGCGCAGGCAATGAGGGGGACCTAGAGGGAGAGTTGGCTGCAAAACGTGCCGTCTTGGCTCTCTTTGCCGCTCCTGTAGGTAAAGCAAGGATGCTGACCGACGAGGAAGCCGATCACATCACCGGCATGCACAACACAGGCCGCGCTCAGGGTGACTCGGAATGTGCCGAGGCCATCCAGCGCAAGTTCTGCGAGGTCAACGGAATCACCCTTGAGGGCGGTAATAGGAGCGGGGGATGAGCGACACCCGACCAATTCGCCCAATGACCATCAGGGGACATAAGGCATGACACCCGTAGCCGAAACCGAATTTTCGATCACCCACCGCGACATGGGTTGGGGTGAGATTTACGAGCTGCGCCTGCCGACCGGCAAAATGTCCGTGGCGACCCTGACCATTGACAAGCCCGGTTCGCTGCGGTTTGGAAAGACGCCCGAGCCGCTGATCAACTGGTCGGCCATCGGTTCGCAGACCATAGACACCGCCAGCGCCTTTGCACGCGGCCTGCTTGCGCTTGCCGAGAAAATCCCGAAGGAGCCAGCATGACACCCGTAGCCCTACCTGAACTGGAGCGCACCTTTTCTGTGCTGCATCGATTCCGGTCCAAGGTTCTTGGGCTGGCAACTGTCAACGACCGCCTTTGTGCGAGCACCGAGCGCGGCGTCTACATGATGGACAAGAACGGGAAGCGGTGGCGCAAAATTGCAGCCGCTATCCGCAACCAGCCTTGAAAGGGGAGGCTCAGGGCGGCAGCGTAGCGCGAAGGGTCAGCGCGTCAGCACGGCATGACGCATACGCATCATTTATTTCGTCTGCCTCTCGGGTGAGCCGTTCAAATAATCGGCTAATTGGCTCTGAAAGTAGCCCGCCGCTTTGGGTTGCGTCTGCTGCACCAGCGCCGGAACTGGAGCCGGTCGCCACTGCGGGGCCTGTCCCTGTGCAGCTGGTGGCGTTGGGGTCGCGCAGCCTGCCATCATTGCGAGCGCGCAGGTCAGCAATGACACGGCCTTGAGCTTCGGATTTCTTGCGGTTTGCAGCATCGGTTTTCTCCTGTTGATCTTTCGCCGCGCCTAGCTGGCGCTCCAGTTTTAGGACGTTTCCTGTTGCCACAGTCAGGGCTTGCGCGGCCAGCGTGCGCTCTTCGGCATAGACGGTGCGGGTGTTGGCATGGTCTTTCTCTTCACCGGCCAGGCGCACGGTTTGCAGGCCGACAAAGATGAGCAGCGCGGCTACGGCGATGGCGTATATCCAGCCGGGGATGATGTCGAAAATCTTCGTCATGACAGCCCTTCCAGGCAGTTCTGTGTTTCATCGGCTCGCCTGTTTGCCAGCCCCTGAACAAACCGCATTTCCGGCTTGCCGTTGGGCAGCATCCGGCCTGTACGCACTGAGGACCACACGGGCTTACCGGCGTCGGACAGGCTCATGCGCTTGCACCCAAGCTCCCATTCCCCGGCGTTCCATGCCTGCATTGCAAGGCTGGAACAGGTGTTCGGTGCGCCGTTGTTCCATGCGTGCGAGGACGCCATGTCGAATACCTGCTGGGGTGGCAGACGCTTGAAACACATCGCCAAGATGATCTGCACGCGCTCCAGCGCCGCCGATTCCTCCTGCTCGCACTTCTCTTTGGTCCAGCGTTCGCCCACGATGATGGGCGTCTTGGTGACATGCCGAGTGAGTCCATTGCAAACCGTGGGCAGGCCACCGGCCAGTTTGTCGGCGTAGACGGTGAGTTGAGGCTGTGGGCCGGACTCCCAATCGTTCAGGAACCCGACCAGCGATGCGCCGACCAACAACAGGCTACCGGCGAGGTGCGGGAAGTACCGCAGCTTATTCATCGGGCAGCACGTCCCGCTTTTTCAGCACCAAAAACCTGTACGCCTCCAGCCCCATGCGCCACAGCTTGTGCAGGATCATCAAACAGACGTAGATCAGGGTCAGCCACTGGACAGCAGAAGGAACATCCAATCCCGCGATCTGCGCGCCTATTACGGCTATCGGCGGAGCAGCTTTTGCAACCATAGTCCCCCCTGTTTCTGCGGTTTGTTGTGACATGCTCATTTCGAGGGGTTCCCTTCTAAGGTTGCTGTATGTCGGGTGACACCGACGCGGATGTGCTGTAGCAGTCCAGCAGGCTGGGCGGCAGCGGCCCGGCGTACTCGGACGGCAGGTAGGCAAGGTGCCGCGTCTTGATGAAGGCGCGCACGCAGTGGCTGGGATGGTTGAAGCGGCGGCCGTCGGGCAGATCGCAATACGGCGCCTGCCACAGCGCGAACACCTTGTCGATGGGCCAGGCGAACACCGTGGCCAGGACCTTTTTGTTCAGCATGCCTCGGCCTGCGCGGGCGCTCATGGTTTCGTAGGGCGACGGCGCCGCGCCCTCCTGGCCGGTGATCGCAGCCCACGGCAGCAGGACGACCGACAGGATGATGCTGCCGAAGCAATCGATCAGCAGGAGCACGCACACCAGCAGTGCCTGTATGCGCTCCCACAGTGCAGCCCTAATGCTCATGGTCAGCCTCCGAAGGTGGCTGGCCAGCCACCGCTGAAGTCATAGGCGAGCGGGTCTGTGGACGCTTCCATGGCCGCCTTGTGTTGCTCCGCCTTGGTGAAGATCGCGGCGTCCTGGGCGGCCGCGGCCTGGAAGATGGCGCCGGCGAGGGCCTGAGACATCGTGACGAATGTGCCGTCCATCGTCTTCCACTGGATGGCGGGCACTGCCGCGCCGGCGATCACCAGGCCGAGCTGCTGCGTCTTGCTTTTGGCGTCGGAGTGGAACCACTTGTCCACCCCGCTGACGACGACTTTGTAGCCGCCTTGATCGGACAGGCGCTCGCGGTGAGCCTTGATGCGCTCCCAGGCTTGCGCGCGACCGCCGGCAAGAACCACGCCCGTGTGCTGATCCATACGATCTTGGCTGAACACGAGCGAAGAGCCAGAGCGCACCATCCCACCAACGGTGATGCCGTCGGGCATGGGCCCATCGTTGCCCTCATCCCAGACCACCGCAGAAAGGTCGCCGTACCCACCACCTTCTCCGACTTCGAGAAGATCTTGCTTGCCGCTCGGAGTGTTTACAAGTAGCTTTCTCATGTGCCGACCTTCCGAATGGTGAACGTAACTTTGTTCGAGGTGTCAGAGGGATTTCCGTCGCCATGCGGCCTCACCACGTCGGAGGCTGCCAACTTCACGACACAACTGGCCGAACCCGGATAAGGCGAGCCGCCAGAAGCCCCCCACATCAGTCGATTGGCGACGCTTATCGCCTCAATGGAGGTTGTGAGTTGTGCAGAGTTGACTGACGCGCCAGCGGTGTACAGGCCCGTGTTGACAGTCACGTCGGTGGACGAGATCGCATACATGCCGGGCTCGTTGATCGTGATGCTTGCGCCATTGGCTGCACTATCGGCATACGTCATCGCGGTGCCGACATTGATCAGCGCTGTGGTGTAGCGGCGGATCTTGTTGTTTGTGCTGCCGTGACCATTGCCGGTGTGGAGACTGATGCAGTGGTCGCCCACGCCCGCACCGGCCACGGGCTGACCGTTGGCCTTGATGTAGGCCACGCAGTAAACAGAGGTTCCGTCGCTTTCGTAGACCGCGCGATCACCCGCCGCTGTGGTGATATTGGTTGCGCCTGGCAAGTTGTTGTTGGTTGCGTGGTGCGTCAGGGTCAGAATGCCGTCAAAGATCACCGTGCGCGGGCCGCGAGTGAGCGTCACGGCGGTTATCGTCGTCGTGCCAGTGATGTGGACGCGGTTGCCGGTGGCTGCGTCGAGATTGACGGTCGAGGCGCTGGCGATGTTGGACCCGGTCGAAAACTCCTGAGCGAGCGCAAACGTGTTTGCCGTAGCAACCCGCGCAAAGTCAGTGATCGCCAGTTCCTCTATCGCTCCTGTACTAGCAGTAACCCGTCCCAGCACTTTGCCGGTTGACATGGTGAGGCCAGAGGCTGTGGCGGCACCTTTGAGGGCGTAGAAAGTATCGGCCTTCGACTTGATGTAGGTCCAGACATCCGCCCACGTTGTGCGGATCAGCGCCCAGCTTGACGCGCTGTTCGTGCCGTTCACTTCGTCAGCATCGACAAGGGTGGTTTTGGCGCTGGCAGCGTGTAGCAGGGTGGCTACGCTTGCGCCTGTTTCGTCGCCCGTGTTGCTGCCGCTCAGCGTCGAAATGCTGAGCTTTGATTTGATGGTCGCGGTTGTTTCGTCGCCGGTATTGGCGCCACTCAGCGCAAGGCCGCTATCCTTTATCAGTTTCCCGCTGGTGCCGTCAAATAACACTACCTTGCCGTCAGCCGCAGAAGCTGGACCTGACACATCGCCAGAGCCTGCGCCATCCGCTCCCTTCGCTGCGATCTTTGTCCACTTCGTCGCGTCAAACGATCCGGTAGAAGTGTGCGAGGTCGAGCAGACGTAGCTCTCACCGCCATAAGTGACGCTGTTCGCCGGAGCTGTGGCCGTGTAGATGGTCGTTGCGGCCCACGCGACAGGCGGGGTTGTCCACGGCTGGACGCCATCGACACCATCCGCCCCGTCAGCGCCATTGGTCCCATTGGTGCCGTTCGTTCCGTTGGTGCCGTCAAGCCCATCGGCCCCGTCCGCACCATTGAGCCCGTTCGTTCCGTTCGTCCCATCAATGCCGTCCGTCCCATTGGTGCCGTCGATGCCGTCAATTCCGCCCTCTACGAACAGTTCCCAATTTGTCAGGTCGGCAGAAGGTGCGCCCGCCGTAGTTCCAGCGACAAGACGCCGCCAAACGTCTTTGCCATAGCGGGCAAGGTCG